CTAATTCTCCACCAGTGTATTCAGAGCCATCTGTTAATTGACAAGTCATAGATAGTTTTCTAACTTTGCCATTATCAGGATCACCTTCTTTTTTTTGATAAGGTTTCTCAAAAGGATCATTATGCCAATCATAATATTGATTTAATTTATATTTTGTAAACTGACAGGCTTCGGAACGGTCCCATTGAAAATTCCAACCAGCATTTTTATTTGCCATATGAACATAAGGGTGGAGTTCTTTATATATCCAAGTATCACTCAACCAAACTAAATCAGATTTTCTTTTCTTTTGTAAATTTTTAACTTCTTCTTTGTTTAATTTTCTATCACCATAACCACCAGTCTTTGCCATTACTTCTTCTTTAGATAAGGCATATTTAATGACCTCATCACAAAATCTTGGAGTTAATACCCCGCTAAAATACCAAAAGTAATTAGATAAATTCATATGTGGTAGTTAAAATAAAGTTTAAAGAATCTTTTTGATTGTTGGTAATGTAATACATCTGGGTAGAAGGGAACATAATAAACTCATTATTTTTTAATGATATATCCCAACTTCTTCCCGCTCTTCTGTTTTGATCATAATGAATTCTAACTATACAATCTTGAACCTTTACTCCATAAAGAAAAGTATAATCAGGAGAATTTCTAAGGTCTAGTGGATCAATATTTAATAAAGGAATAGAAACTTCTTGTGGTTTATAAGCATTACCCCACGTTTCTTTATTTATTAAAGTAAAATTATGCTCTAGGTTTATATGCTCTCGCATATATGTATTTAATTTATCCCATTCTCTAGAAAATGGAAATTTAGAATTTTTAATTTGTGATGATAAAATATCTAATTGAAGTTTGTCTCGGTCTATTTCAAAACCTTTAGGCATATCAATCGCGCCATAATGTAAATCTATTTTAGATAATACTTTCTTGTGCATACCACATACCTTTTTAATTTATGCTTTTAGATCTGTCAAGTCCCAAGATTGCCCAGCTTCATTCCAATTATAAACCCAAGAATGAGTAGAAGCTTCATTTTGCGCAGTTTGTTCTGCAGTCAATGCTGGAGCATCACCGATCGGTGATTTCCAAGTTGCAGTTGTAGTATCTTTTACCCAAGATGCATAAGGTGACTTTGGCCAAAAGATATTATTATCTTCATCCCATTCAAAACCTATACCTGCATAGTTACCTCTTAATGCTTTTGAATCATCACCAGATCTATGTTTGTTCTGCGATGTATTGTATGAAGTTTGAATCCACATTTGTGAAGGCCAATTATTATGTCTCTGTAGATATTGTTGTCCTACTGTTTCATCTTCAACGCCATCAGCGTTCAGCATATCTCCATTACCACAAGTTAATACTGCGATAACTTTTCCGTTCATTCCTATTTTTGCAAAGTGTGCCATATGTTTCTCCTTATATATTAATTTTAAAGTTGTGTAAATACATATTAATTTTGATATTTGTATCTAATAATAACAATTCCACTACCTCCTACACCACCATCAGCACTTCTTGCACCACCACCGCCACCACCAGTGTTACAAGGTGCCGGATTAGTTGAAGCAAGGCCACCAGCAGCTCCACCGCCAGTACCGCCAGTCCCACTAGGATGTGATCCACCACCACCAGCAAAATATCTAGCACCTGAAACTGGTCCAGCTGTTCCATTACATCCTGCCAAGAAAGCAGTAGCTGTAACATTATTTTGAACTACATAAGAACCTGCACCTCCGTTACCACCATTTGAAGGTGTAGAACTTGTACCTGCGCAACCAGCGCCACCAGCTCCTGTTCCATAATATAGTGTAGGACCTACAAAAGTTGGTCCTGAAGGATTACCTTGTGGTGGAGCTGTTACAGGAGAGTTTCCAGTTCCTCTTCCACCAGGATTTGGAAAGTTTTCACCAATTCCTCCACCTGAACCACCATTATTACAATTTGAATGAGGATTAGGTGTACATATTCCATAACCACTATTGTGTCCTTGTCCTCCGCCACCACCAGCAGATGTAATTGTTGAAAAAAATGAAGGAGTACCTACCCCACCACAAACAGTTACTCCTGTAGAACTATTTCCGCCAACTCCTCCACCTCCAACTTGAATTGGATATGGTGTTGCTGGCACTGCTATACCAGTCGGATTTGCCAAAGGAGATGTGTGAGGTGCTGGCATACAAGTAGAGTTAGATAATCTAAAACCACCTCCGCCTCCACCGGATCCCATTCTATTTGCTCCAAAATTATCTCTACCTCCACCACCGCCACCAGCTACCACAAAATAATCTACTGTGTCAGAACCATCAGCATTTCCTGCGTTAGTAACCGTGAAAGTATTAGGACTTAAAAAAGTATGAATTTTATAATCGCCACAAGTTGTTATACATCCACCTGTTGCTGTTACATATTGAGCTGTTGATGCATCCGTTTGTTGACCTGAATCTGTTATAATCCAACCTTTAGTTGCATCAACAAAAACTAATGTTACTGCAACACCGTTAGTAGCTATAATTGCATTAAAAGTTGAACCACCAATTTTATCTGAACCATCTTGAACTAATGTTAATGCGTTTGTGCCAAAATTGTTTGCATAATCTGCAAAACCAACTACTAATCCGGCAGTTCCTGCGGGAAGATTAGCTGATATTGGACCACTTGTTGTATCTACAAAATAACCTTCACCAGCTGCTGCTGTAAAACCAGAAGTTTTAATATCACCCGGTTGCCAGTTAACAGCTCCTGTTGCTCCAAAACCATTTGCAGTTCCAGAGTTTGTTATTGTTGCACCAGCAGGAATTGTAATTGTTGATCCTGCTCCACCTAAAGTAGCATCTGCACCTGCAGAAATAGCAATAGTATCTCCACTATCTCCTAATGTAACTGTTCCACAGTTCGTTCTTGGTGTTAATTTATTTACTTTTATTTCACTCATAATTTTTACCTATTGAAATTTGTACCTTATTATTACTATACCTGAGCCTCCTGTTTGTCCACAATTGGCAGGAGAGCAAGGCATACCAGCACCACCTCCGCCTCCACCATTACCACTGTTGTCTGGTTGGGCATAAGAAGGGAAAGGAGTTCCATCATTAGAACCGAAACCGCCGGCAGCTAAAGTTACAGGTGAACCTGTAATACAACTTGCTACTCCAGGACCCCCTGGACTTTGTTGAGCGGACGGACTTGTACTAGCAGGAGAATTACTTCCAGCGCCACCAGCGCCTCCTCCTCCACCACCAGTATAGTTACCACCTGGAGGGTTTGCATTTGCACCTCCATCTTGGCCTTGAGGTGGACTTGTAGGAGGAGTGTTACCTGATCCCCCTGTGTGCGGAGCAAGAGTCCAACCCCCACCACCACCACCAGAACCACCTGGGTTACCGTTTGTTTGAGCTGTTTGATAGGCTCCACCAAAACCACCTCCAGCTGCTGTTATTGTACTAAAACTTGAATCATTACCATCATTTTGAACAGGGATCGATGTGGAACCAGCTCCACCACCCCCAACAACTATTGGATAAGATCCTGGACTTGCTGTAACTGTGACTCGATTTCCTGAAATGGCATATCCCTCTAAAGGACTTGCTGTATAACAACCTACTGTGGGGCTTTTTACTTCTCTATAACCACCTGCTCCACCTCCACCACCGACATCAAAGCCACCTCCACCACCACCGCCGACAATTTGATAACCTACATCATTTTGAATAGCAATATTTGAAATTTGTGTTACTGTAAAAGTTCCTGGACTAACAAATTTGGCAACTTTAACATTAGCACAACAAGGTGCTGTTGTTAGAGTATTACAAGCTCCACTTACGGATGCACATATAAAAACGGGTGCTGTTTGACTATTGTCTGTTTCCTCTACATTGATCCACCCTTCATTAGCATCCACATATATAAAAGTCCCTGCTTGACCATTTGTAGACATAGTTACACTTCCGGTTACACCACCCATTTTTTCACTACCGTTAGGTGTAATTGTTAAATTATTGTTGGCGAACGTTCGAGTATAGTCCGCAACTGCAAAGATTGCTCCTGCTGTTCCTGCTGGTAAATTACAAGTTACCACACCAGCTGAAGTATTAATAAAATAACCCTCACCATTTGCTGCTGTAAATGTGCCTGTTTTAATTGAACCTGTTTGCCAGTCAACTGTACCTGTTCTTCCGAAACCTGATTGTGATGCACCAGATGCTAAATTAACAGTATCGCCACTTGCACCAAGTGTAATTGTTGTACCACATTTATTGATGATGTTTGAATCATCTGAAACTTTATTTATATTATCTACTTTAATTTTACTTGTCATAATTATTGAAATTTATACCTTATTATTACTATACCTGA